CTTCGCCCAGATCCGCCCGCAAACTGGGCAGAACCAGGCGAAGCTGCAGGGCTCTTGTACCTCGTTGTGCACGAGGACTGATGGGGATACTCCTGTCCCCATCGGGGTTCCTTCTACTTCAAACCGAACAGGGAAGAGCATATGCTGATGAAAGTGCTACCGACGAAGATGAACAACAGGATGTACTTCAACGGGAGGTCCTTCCCGGTCCACGCCCGCTTGGGCAGTACCGTGGCGACTCCTCCCATTGCCAGTCCTATCCCCGCGAGGATCAAGAACAGCTCGATGAGGAACATGGCTCAATCCAGCGGGGTGTTTGTGCGCTCGATCGGGTCCCAGCGGATTCGCCGGAAGTAGACCTTCAGCCAGGTTTCTGGCTCTGGGGACTTGCAGACGGGGACGAACTGGCATCCGCCGTAGGAGCTGCAGGAGTCGCCGTAGTTCTTTTTCCACTCTCGCTTTTCCCACGCGGTTCTAAGGTCTGCAAGATCGTCAAGTGTTGTGGCAAGCCACTCGTCAATTTCTGCTGCTGAACGGTAAGTGAGAGCTTGAGCGGAGCCATACTTCGTTTTAAGGATTGACACACCTCGCACGAGCACTCCATTTGTCTCAGTTCCAGACTCTCGTGCGGCCCAACAATAACCTGTAAACTGGCCACGAAGTTCCCACTGTTTGGGCCAACTGTCACCAAGTTGCGTGGTTGTCTTGTCGTCTTCAATGTAGACTCCTTCGGCGAAGTCGGCGATCATATCGCTGCGGCCGACGTATAGCACGGGCTGGCGGGTGACGGGGTGGAGAAAGGGGAGTGGCTCAGCGAAGCTGAATTCGATCGCCGGGTTGCCGGAAGGCATGATATGGGGCATTGCCTGGTTGGCGTCCCCGAGCGGCCACTCGCTGAAGTAGAAGTCCAGCGCCCCTAGCCCGCGGTCGAGCGTCTTGGCACTTTGCTCCGGGGGAACGTAGTCTCCCCAGGACTCGAAGAACGCCCGCATACCAGCCCCGAGGCATTCGTCCTGGGGCTTGCCCGCGATGTAAAACTCCTGGCGGGCTGCCTCCAGTGCCTTGGCGAAACATGCGCCAAAGTGCAGGTGAACCGACTCGCCCTCTGGCTTCCAGTGCTGCATGTGTGCGCGGAAAGCTTTGTGCCTGCAAGCGCGCCACTCGTTCATGAAGCTGGCGTCGATGACCTCGGGGAACTCGACTTCCTCATATTGCGGCAATGCGACTAACTTGTCTCCGTCCATGCTATGCTCCTTAGTAAGGTCCTTCAGATACGTCCTTGCCTGGCTCCCATAACCTGCCACTCGGCCCGCAAGCATCATCCATGCGGACGTTGAAACAGTAGTTAGGCAAGCCTTTACCGGTGACCAGATCGTTTTTGATCCTCACCTTTGGAGCTAGGCACTCCCACATGGTAGCCAACTCTTCCTTCTTTACCCACTTGCAGTCCGTGCAGAACTTCTGCTCCATCACAGATCTCCCGCCTCTTCGCTGCCCAGGAAACCCGCGAGCAGTTCCTCGGCCGACCGCGGGGGAGCCTTGCTCTTCCGGGCGAGTCCGAGGGCAGCTGCCGCGATTCGATCCTCCCGGATGACCTGCACGGCGTGCTTCAGCTCATCGTCGCTGAGCGTGCCCGCGATCGCTTTCTGCCGCCAAATGTCGATCATGGCCTGGACGGGCAGTCCATCCATTTCAGCTTGTTCCATTACGCTTCCTCCATTTCCGGTTGACGCATGGCTTGCTTGACCCTCTCGAGCTTTTCCCGAATCGCGAGTTCGAAGAACTCACTCAACTTGCCCAGCGGGACTCTTCCGTGCGCGTCCGACCAGAGAAGTAACGATACCTCCCCGATCAACGGAGCCGGGAGCTTCAGATGCACATGCACCGGCCGATCCAGCTTCGCTCTCCTTCCCATCTTCCATCTCCTTTCTCAGTCGTTTAAAGGTCTTGCGAATGTCAGTGTGCGTGCTACTGACGTACTTGAAGCTTGGATCGAGGATTGACTTCATTCGGTCCCCTCCTTTCGAGTGAGTTTAGCAACAAACCAAGTTAGAGCTACATATACTTCCGGCTCCAAAATAATTGTGTTGCTGGGGTCCGTTGACAGTCCATTCTCGGTTGTGAGAATAATCTGTCCATCCTGGAAGTCCGCGTATACGCTGTCTCCAAGATAGGTTTTCATGCCTGCTTCCTCGCCGGGATCAAGCCCCAGTACTTGCGCTCTGGCAGGCAGCACATGAAGCAATGGTCGCCGTACTCCTCACTGCGCACCGCCGGGAACCCTGCCTGGGGCTTGCCACAGCCATCACAGTACCATACCCGCGCGCGATGGCAGCCCCGGTGCCCGGCGAGCAATCGGCACTTCGTATCCGCCCTGGGCATGAAATGCCCGCATACTTTCTTCTCCGCCATCACTCGACCCCTGGGTAGTAGCCCATCGCCACTTCCGCTGCGATGCGCAGTTCACAGCACTTCGCACAGACCGGCACGATCCCGCGATCCATGACTTCTGCCCACCGTGGCAGGGGCTCGTTCGGCTCGCCGGCTTTCAGATCCCGCAGGTGCTTGTCGGTGGCGTGTGTGCGGACAGTAAACCATCCCATGAAGAACTCGTGCGTGGTCTGGCATGTGCCGCACACTTGCTTATAGAACAGCGCCACGCACCCGACCGTGTGCCATACTCGCTTCTCCTCCAAGTTGTTAATCTCGACCAGCAAATCCATTTGCTCCTGTTGCTGATCTGGGTGGTTGTGGCGCTGGATCTGGACGAGGCGCTTGCGCGCTGCCTTGAGGCGCTTCTCCTCGGCGGATTGCGCGGTGGCTTGATTGAGCAAGTCCCGGAGCGAGTTCAGCTCCTCGACCTTGCTCGGCTCGTCCTCGGGTGGCTCGCCGGGAACCAGTGCCTCGACCTCATCCTCTTCGAGGATGGTGGCTTCCTCCATCTCATCCTGCTCGCGTTGCATTTCGTCTCCGTTCAAAGTTAGTGGGTCACCAGATGGCAATTTCCGCCACCCGATAACCCACAATATCACGAACCCGTTAAGAAGTCAACCGCTGCACTGCATCTCTGTGCAATTACTTGAGCAATGTCTGCCCGTGAAAGAAGATCTGTTCGAGGATCAGCAACGCGAGTGCCAGCCAGCCAAAGTTCGCGGGCCGAATACCTGTTGCTCCCTTGAACGCCTCGATCAGTGCAAACACCAGTGCGAACACCAGAATGATGAGACTGGTTACTAGCATGGTAGACCTCCAGTTAACGCGCTTGCGCGCGGGCAAAACAAAGCCCCCAGGCACCGACAGGTTAACCTAGGGGCTCTGCCCACTTCACGCTAGACCGCACTACGCTTCGGGACGGAGACGAACCTCAGCCGTGTGCTTGTGTGCGCTCAGTGTATCGCAGCCAGCCGAGACATAAGCCTCAGGCCGCGAATCCTGCCAGCAACGTGGCTGCGTCTGCCTTGCTGCCACGCGCTGCCTTCTCTTCCTCCAGCCGATCGGCGATTTGCTTGATCGTAACGCCGGCCTTGTTGGGGATCTTGGAGGTCTTCAGCGCGGCCTTTTCCGCCGGCGTCTTGTCCTTCAGGAACTCCTTGACCAGCTCGGTCGCCTTGCCAGTGTACTCGACCATCGCCTTGAGCAGGATGCTGGTTCCCGCCATGCCGCTGGCGTCGCCCTTCTGCTTCCATTCGCCCTTGTTCAGGTTCTCGATGAGGTTGTCGACTGCGAGGATGGCGTCATCCAGGTCGTCGATGCCAGCCATCTCATCGCCCAACTTCTGCTCCGCTCCGTGCCCGACGTAGATCGGGTACATATCCTTGCGGGGCGTGAAGGTCCGCGTTTCCCCGTTGAGGAAGTCCATCCGCACGGTCACTTCACCGGCTTCCGTGATGAACGTGGACTTTTGCAGCCGGCGCTTGCCCGGGAAGTCCACAATCGTGCCGTCGGTCATCTTGACGGAGTTGACAGGCGTCGCCGCCTTCTTCGTGGCCGGGGCTGCGCCATCACCTGCGGGCACAGCGCCTTGCGCGACCACTGCCGCCGGGGTTTCCTTACCCTTCGTTCCCTTTGCAACTTGTGCTTCAGCCATTTTCTTTCTCCTGAGTTACTGCGTTGTGCCACCACTGTCCGGGGTGGCTGTCGGTGTTGGGCAGGTTGCTAGGACCGCCTCAACGAAACCCATCGTATCATGCGCGGGGAAGTGTGTCAAGCACTTTGACGAATTATTTTTTATCTGGGCTCTCAAGCTTCCATTTAGTTCTGTCGTGCTTTGCCCTGTGTTCTTCCCGGCGTCGCTTGTCCTCTGGGTCCCCAAGTTCATCCAAGGAAAACCCTAGGACGTTCGCATATTCCTCCTTCGTATGACCAGTCATGTTGAACCTGTATCCGCTCAGCTGCTTCTCTAACTCCCCAAACGCACGATCTACCTGCCCTGCTTTAAGCAGCACTACTACCGGCTTGTTTATCATCCAAGGATTGTCCTTCTCAAATCTTTGGATGAATGATAGCTTGTCTTCTTCAAGAGGATACTGTAGCTTGAATCCTATCAGTATCCTAATCTTTTCCCTGTATGATTCCTTGTCGCTCATGTGCCTGCCGCTCATGTCAGGACTCCTTTAGAGCGCCGGGATGCAGCTTACCTAACAGCTCCTGTATACTCTCGTCCATTTTGTCAGCAACCTCCCCCTGTGTCCTGCCCGACGCCAGTATCCTATCAAACAGCTCGCTCGAAGGCGTGTTGTCCCTGTGCACGAAGCGTACCTTCGCGGGACCAACGAGCTGCCTCCCCAGGTCATGTGGCCCGGGCCTGTCCACCCAGCACACTGTCTGCGCGCTGAACTCGAGATAGGCCTGAAGCTTCTCTTCCCACGCTGGGTCTTTCTTCTTCCCAGCCACGCGCTCGTATTCCTGGCGCAACGCGCCTCGGAAGGCGTAGAATTTACCTTGGAGGGAAAGCGCCTTTTGAATGCTTTCCACTTCGACAGCGAATTCCTCCTTCCCGACGGCGCAGCGCTCGCAGATCTGCCAGAGCGCCTTTGGGTAAGTGTTGACGTTCTTACTGCGGGGCATCGCTTTCTCCTGTAATGTCCTGCTCACGCAGGTGGCGCTCGAGATTCCTGGCCGCGACCCGCCGGGCGTCGATGGACTGCAGGCGCTGCAGCTCGAGCCAGAGGGTACGCAGCTTGGGGCCCCAGTGGATCAATCCTTCATAATCGCACCAGGCGTCGAATATCTCCCCGATGGTCATGCCTGGCACGTCGTTGGGCCTGTTGTCAAGCGCTTCCTTGACCGGCGGGGGTAGGTCGCTGAAGTTCATTTCCTTGCTCCTGAAATCTCGATCTCCTTGACGCGGCAGCACCGCAGCACTGACACGCCATCCACATGCACATACAGTACTTTTCGCTCGCTGTCCCACTCCACTTGCACAAACTCCGGCGCTGTAATATCCAGCATCTGCACGTTCCTGAAGTCGGTCATTGATCCACCTCTATCGTTATCTTGATCTTCCCGAACTGCACCGTGATCGGGGCTTGGCCATTCAGCCGTACCCGCGGGGGCGCTTTTCTCGCTCCGCTCGCGGGTATCAAGTCGTGAATAGGAACAACCGCTTTCGCGGCTGCTCCCTTTGGCTTCCTTTCGTAGATTCCGCGTGGCATTTCAGTCCACCTCCCAGCCATCTTGCAGCATGGCGGCGAAGTTGGGATACTCCTTGGTCTTGGGCATCTCCGGCGTCGGGAAGTAGGTCTTGATCTCGTACAGCGTGATGGTGTACAGCATGTTTGGCTTGTCCGCGTATGCGTCCGCGTGCAAGGTCGCGCATTCCAACCCATCTTTCCCGTGGCGCTTCATGGGCAGCCAGGGCCAACGCGGCCAGAGACGCGGGTCGCTCATCATCGCCAGGTCCTTATCTTCCTGGCTCTCTTGCTTGACTTCCGCTTTCTTTCTCATATGATGGTCACTCCTTTCACCGTGCGCTTGTACGTCCCAGACTCGTGGGTCGTTTCGTGGTTGTAGACTGTGATCGTCCGCCCGATCGGCGCCCACTTGTCGCAGAACAGCATCGCGGCGTGGTGCGCCGACCTCTTGTGCTTGTAGTACCTGCCCCGCATGTCCAGGTTCGCGGCATCATCGCGCAACCGGAAAGGGCGGGTGTTGTCCCCATTCAGCGCTTTTCTCGCTCCGCTCGCTGGCTCCGTCATTGCTTTCTCCTTCCCGGGATTATCCCGTAGTACTTGTTATCTGGCAGCATGCACATGAAACAGCTCACGACGCCCGCCTCTGGCTCCGTGGCCGCCGGGAACCCGGTCCTGGGTTTGTTGCATGTGTCGCAGTACCAAACCGACTGGTTCCGGCAGCATCCCCGGTGACCCGCGAGCAAGCGACATTTCCGCTTCGCCCGGGGCATATACTTCCCGCATTCCTGTCTGTTCATTCTCCGTCTCCCATGATCTTCGCCAATAGCTGTTCTGCCGTCATCGTGGCTTCAGCGATGAGGCGCCGTTTACATTTCCTGCAAATGTACGTCGCTCCGAGTTGCAGCTTCCTGTGAACCTTTGGCCCTACGAGCTGCACCGGCCCGCACGCGCAGCGATAGCGAAACTTCTCCACCATGCGAACGGGCGCTGCGCTCTCATAGCTGTGACAACGGGTCGCCGGGTGGCCGAAAGCTACCATGATCCTGCGCCAGCGATACCCATGATGCTCCTGTTTCCGCCGATGCCCTTCGCGAAAGTCCAGCGCCCAGTCCACCGCGTGCGCGTACTCGTGCGCGATTGTGGCTGCGAACTTTTCCCCCTCCGCCAACGCAATGTCCGCGTTCAGCGAGATTTCGCTGGCCCCGCCGGCCTTGTATTTACAGTGCCCGGCGGTGAGCCCTCGAATGCCCCAGTCAATGGTAACATCTGGCATCACCCCAAATCGATCCTGGGCAATGATCCTGCAGCGTTCAATCTCTGTAAACTTCAATGCTGTCTCCGGTTGGATACTTGCCGTGGTCCTGGGAAGGTTCCCTACGCGGGTCGCCGGTGAATCTTGCTGTGTTGTTGCAAGCGCCCGACGCTCATGATCCCTCCGCAAGCAGGACATTTCGCCAGCACCCTGTGAAAGTATCGTTGCCCGATCTTGGTGCGCTTCAATCGGTCCTTCGGCTCAACCCAAACGATGATCCCTTGTACGTCCTGCGGGTCCATTCCTCCATCCGGCAGCGCGTCCCGTTCGCACCCGAGCAATGCTCTCACTTCGGATTTGCTGGCCTGCCAGCTGGCATGATGCGCTGTGTGAATGTAAAGATTCATGTAAGGTCTCCGATTCTGGTTCTCGATACGGGGGCATATCGCGCCCCCATTTCCCAAGTTCACGCAGTCGCCGGTCCCGGCTCGATCCCAAACTTGCGGGCGTAGTTTTCCGTGCACCAGGCCTGCGGGTAGACCTCGAACCCGAACCTGGCAGCCAGCCGCTCCGTCTCTTCGCGGGTCGCCGGCGGCGCTGCTGAAAGCCCCAAGCTCATCGCCAGGTAATTCCCCGTAAAGAGCCCCACGATCCCGCTTTGCGTAACCCCCATCAATACTCGCTGTTTCATCCCAGTCTCCGCCTAATGTCGCTTCGATCCCCATGACCCATGCGACCCGCCCATGTTATCACAGCCGCGAGTGAATGTCAACCCCTGTCCTACATCTCTTTCCCCTCATTCAGTCCCCCTTGTTTCCCCCGCTCTGCACAAATCCCCCCATACGTCCCCCATATTCCCTACCCATATCTCCCCCATGCCCACATTTTCTCTCAGACCGGATTGTCTCCCAAACACATTACTGCGCCTCTTGTACTTCATTGCCACTACACTTCAAAAAAAAAAATAAATAATAGTATTCTGGAGGAGTTGCTTGATAGGGATTGAAGTAGGGATTGAAGTAATGTATTTGGGAGACAATGTGGTTAGCGAAAAAAAGTATACATGTGGGACGTATACCGGTGGAATATGGGGGGAATATGGGGGGAGACCGTGGGGACTGGGAGATATGGCTTAGTGACTTTAGAAATGGGAAAGCAAATGTCCACCTTTTTACCGGCGACCCAGGCTAGCCAGATATGGCAAAATCCGGGCGAAAAAAAAGCCCCCTTGCGGGGGCGAGGTTCAGCCGTGGATGAATTTCTTGAGAATCGCCGCCGGATCGACCGCCGACTTTTTCGCCTCCGTCGCCGCATTCCTGTCGATGATCTTCTTGATCGGCGGATGCACCCGGAGGACCGATTTTTCCGCCGTTGACATTTTCTTGAGATCGGCGGCAACTTTCGCGCGGTCCAGTTTGGGATCATTCTCGCAGATCGCTTCGATCAGGTCCGCATCGGAAGGTTCCCGTTCGCCGCGCCATGTACCCGCGTACAATGCGTCGATCACTTTCTGCATCGAATCGAGCTTTTCCGCCGTCGTGGCATTTTGCAATGCGCCCGCGTCACCAACTTTTGCGTTCATACCGTGGACGAAGATTGCCATGCGAGTCGGTTCGGGAATCTTGGCCGCATCGCACGTTACCGCGCGCCCGCCGTCAATCGCCGTCCAGGTCATCGTCGTGGCAAAACCTTCGCCGCTCACCGACTTCGTGAAAATTGCATTTTTGCGTGCCATTTGAAGTCTCCGTCAAAATCGGCGATTCGGTCGCCGCACCGTTTGAACCTTTCATGCGTTATTCAATGAACCGATTATCGCATAGCTTTTTTCGCGTGTATATACCGTCCGTCGGCTCATTCCAGGTTGCGTAGATGCGAATGGTAATACGACTGAGAATGATTCGCATTCCGCTGCAGTGGTCCAACCACTGGGCCACCCGGCCTCTCCCGCTGGGGGTACCCTGCCTGAGCGCGACCTTTAGGCGCGGGCTCGCAGGTGGAATGCACAGAAACAGAGTAACAGGATCCAGATTGCATTGCATATCACGACCCCCCTATCGGGGAACTTACCGGCGACCCCGCGGTCAGACATTGGGCTATAAGAACCCCCGGCCCCGGCCAGAAAGTTAAACACTTGACAATTAGGAGGATCTGTGATATGGTAGCGAAAGACGGCGAAAAGGAACTCGCGATGAGCGCAGTGAGCACAGGTGCGGTGATCGAGAAACTGAGCTATTCGCACAAGGCGATGATTGACCTGCTGGTTGCGAATCCGATGATTAGCCAGGGGGAACTGGCGAAGGCGTTCGGATACACGCAGGCGTGGATTAGCCGCATTCTCCGATCGGATAGCTTCCGGGAAATGCTCGCGTCGAGGACCGCCGAGATGGTGGACCCCTTGGTGCTCCAGTCAATAGAGCTAAGATTCGAGGCGCTGGTGACACAGAGCCTGGATATACTGCAGGAGAAACTGGAGCGATCAGCAATGCCCACGGCCGACCTGGCGCTCAAGGCCGCGGAACTCGGCTCCCGTGCCCTGGGGTATGGTGCCAAAGTCGGGAATGTACATATGCAAGGCAACTTCGTCGTGGCTATGCCAGAGAAGGCGGCAAATTCCGAGGAGTGGCTGAGCAGATTAGCAGGCACGAGCAAATACTCCGGCGGTTCACAGCGTTCGCGGGTGATTGACGTCCCGGCCGCTTCAGCGGAATGTCGTGGCAGTGATGCTGGAGAGTAATCCCAGTGGGCAGCAGATCATCTGGGAGCCACAGCCAGGACCGCAAACGGCGCTTATTGAGTGTCCGACGTTTGAGGTACTATACGGAGGAGCTAGAGGTGGAGGGAAAACGGAAGGGTCGATTGGGGACTGGCTCGAGCACTCCGGGAGGTACGGGCAAAGCGCTGTTGGAGTCTTCTTCCGGCGGAAATTTAAGCAGCTGGAAGAGGTGGTGGCGCGGACTAAGGAGCTATTTCCGAGGCTGGGGGCGAAGTACAACGAGCAAAAAGCGGAATGGGTGATGCCCGGCGGTGGGCGGCTGAAGTTTAGATACCTGGAAAAGGATAAAGATGCAGAAGAATACCAAGGACACAGTTATACCCGGGTATACGTTGAAGAAGTCACGAACTTTCCTACTCCCGCGCCGATCAATCTACTGCGCGCAACGCTGCGATCGTCCGCAGGAGTGCAGGTGGGGATGCGTCTTACTGGGAATCCCGGCGGCCCCGGGCACCACTGGGTTAAAGCGAGGTTCATAACTCCAGACCCGAGAGGGTGGAGGATACTGAAGGAGGATTATGAGGGACTGAACGGGGAGAAACTGACGCTTGAGAGAGTGTTCATTCCAAGCAAGATCGCGGATAATGTGCTGCTGCTTAGGAATGATCCATTCTACATAGCGCGGCTGAGGCAAAGTGGGAGTGAAGCGCTGGTTCGTGCGTGGTTGGAAGGCAATTGGGACCTGGTGGACGGAGCGTTTTTTGATTGTTGGGATGAAACCAAGCACGTTCTGGATACTGGCGACTGGCTTTCTCGTATTCCTTATTATTCTCTTCGTTTTCGTAGTTTTGACCATGGTTATGCAAAGCCGTTCTCCGTCGGCTGGTACGCAGTCAGCGATGGGACTTGGGGACTGCCTGAAGGGGCGTTGCTCAAGTATAGGGAATGGTACGGGACAAATGGAAAGCCGAATGAAGGACTGAGAATGACGGTGGACCTGGTCGCGAAGGGGGTACTGCAGAGGGAAGTGACGCTGGATAGCAAGACCGGGAACTATAAAGAGGAGAATGTACTGTACGGGGTCGCGGACCCGAGTATCTTTATCAGGGATGGCGGGCCGAGCATTGCAGAGACGATGGGGGCAGCGAGATGCCAATGGAGGCGGGGAGACAACAAGCGCGTGCCTGGCTGGGCAGAGATGAGACGGAGGCTGAACGGGGAGGGGGGAAGACCACTTCTGTATTTCTTGAGCTGCTGCGACGACTCGATACGAACGATACCTACACTGCAAGTGGACCAAACGGACCCGGAGGACTTGGATACAGAGGGCGAGGATCATGCAGCGGATGAGACGAGGTATGCTTGCATGGCCCGGCCTTGGGTGAAGGGGCAACCGGAAGAGAGCAGGATTGTGTATCCGAAGACGCCGGATCAAATGACGCTGAATGAGATTCTGGAGCAGCACTTTCGGCATAGAAGGCAGGAGAGGGAAGAAGGAGCGTATTCGAATGACTAAAACCTCTAGCGGAGCGAGCCAGGCAGCGTGCATTGAGGTGCTGAATGAGTGATCCGCTGCGCGAACTGCAAATGGCTGACCGGGCGGAGCACCCGCGGGTTAAATTCTGGAGGCAAGAGCTCGAGAACGCGCAGAAAAGGGAGAAAAAGTTCCGGCGAGAAGCACTGCGGGTAGTGGAGATTTACGAAGGGGAAAAAAGGCAAGAAAATAGCTTTAATGTCCTGTTCTCTAATACAGAGACGCTTCTTCCAGCGTGTTATAATCAACTTCCCCGGCCGTACGTCGATCGACGATTTAAGGATGAGGATCCTCTAGGAAAAGCCGCTGCTCAGTGTCTTGAGCGCACGCTCAGCTCGCTAGAAGATAGCGGGAGCGCGGAGTATCAACCATTTGGGACCTTGATGGAGCAGGCGGTGCTCGGCGCGCTGGTTCCCGGGCGGGGACTGACGTGGTTCAAGTACGATGCTGAGTTTGAATCCAGCGAGCAAGGCGAGAAAAGCGCTGATACGGAGAAAAGCGCGGAACAGAAAAACGCTGATTTACCGGAGGATGCCGATGAGACCGCCAAGCAAGCGCAACGGGATACAGAAGGGGAAGAGATACTTGAGACTCCCCAAGAGAAGGTTAAGTACGAGACGATCTGCGGGGAAGATGTTGACTATGATTCGTTCTGCTTCGGGCCCGGAAGGCAATGGGTAAATGTGCCCTGGGTGGCGAGATACCACCTGATGACGGAGGCGGACGCGGTTGCGAGCTTTGGGAAGAAGATTGCCAGCAAGCTGAAGTATCAGACGGCGACCAAGATCAATGTTGATGGCTGGAAAAAGGAGAATAGCGAGGAGCAGGACCCGCAGGGCACACAGCATGTGAGTCCGGTGTGGGAGATCTGGAATAAGGAGAAAAAGGAGGTACACTTTTACTCCCCGAGTTACCCCGACGACCTGCTGAAGACAGTGGAGGATCCGTATGGGCTGAGTGGGTTCTTTCCTTGCCCGGAGCCACTGCATTTTCTACTAAAGCGGAGCACGTTGGTGCCGACGCCGCTTTATATCCTGTACGAGGAGCAGGCGAAGGAGCTGAACCGCATCACGACGAGGATTAATAAGATACTGGGCGCCCTCAAAGTGCGGGGCTTCTACGACGGCACGATGCAGGGGCTGAAAAACCTGCTCGAAGCGGACGATAACACGCTCCTACCGGCGGAGAACGTCGCGGCGCTGCAGCAGGGGCAGAATCTGCAGAATAGCGTGTGGTTCATGCCCTTTGAGGTGCTTGTGAGCGCGTTGCAAGCACTGTGGCAAGGCCGGGAGGAGATAAAGGACACGATTTATGAAATTACTGGCATGGCGGACATTATGCGCGGGGAAGGCGCCGCCAGTGCTCCCGCCACGCTGCAGCAAATTAAGAATCAGTGGGGTACACTGAGACTGAAGAGGTGGCAGCGCTATGTTCAAGAGTATGTACGCTCGTGCCTGCGCATTATGGGAGAGCTTGCGGGCAAGCATTTCTCGATTAATACCCTTGCGACGATTACCAACCTCGACTTCGCTAAGCCGGAGGACATTAAGAGAGCGCAACAAACGCTGAGAGCGATAAATCAGCAGATGATGCAGATGCAGCAGCAGGCACAACAACAAGCGGCGATGCAGCCTCAACAAGGTCCCCCCGGTCCACCCGGCGGCTCTCCCCAGCCTCCAGGCGCTGCTCCTGTCGCGCCTCCGGGTGCTCCCGCGGGTCCCGCTGCACCGCCGCCCCCTCTACAGCCTACTCCGGAGATGCAGCAGGGGATGGAGCAGGCGCAGGCAGTACTGCAGAAACCGGCGTGGGATGACGTGGTGAAACTCCTGCGGAATGACATGCTGCGGAGTTACCGGATCGACATTGAGACTAACTCCACGATCGCATCAGATACGCAGGAAGACAAGGACAATGTTAGCGATGCGCTGACAGGGATTAGTCAGATGCTGCAGAGCTTTGCCCCGATGGTACAGCAAGGCGTGCTGACCATGCCGGTGATGAAGACGATTCTGCTGACGACTGTGAGGAAGTTCGCATTTGGCAGGGAGTGCGAGGATGCGATTAAGCAGATGCCGGATCAAGCTCCGTCGCCTCCACCGGACCCAAGCGCTCCGTCGCCTGAGGAACTGGATGCGAAGAAACAGGAAGCAAACGTCAAGATTCAAGTAGCGCAGAGCAAGCTGCAACTCGCCGGGATGGAGGGGCAGCAGGCACAACAGGACCTGCAAGTGAAGGCGCAGGAGAGCCAAATGAAGATGGCACAGGCGCAGCGGGATGAGCAGCTAGCGCAGCAACAGCATCAAGTGAAGCTGGCGCAGATGGACCTGCAGATGCAAGAGATCGCGATGAAGAAGCAAGTAGCACAGATGACCCTGCAGCAGAAGCAACAGGAACTGGCACTGAAAGGCCAGGGGATGATGATGGATGCACAAGCGGATAGGATGCAGCAGGGACTGCAGATGGAGACTGCGCAGATGGGAGCCCGGACGGCAGAGACGCTGGCGAGGACGCAGGTGCAAACCGCGCAAACGAAGGCGAAGGCAGCGAAACAGGCTGCAGCAGCAAGACCGAAGGGAAATGGGAGTTAACTGGCGAGCGAACGCGAGAAAAGCGCTATACTACGCTATACTACGCTATACTAACATGCCTGTTTATGAATACCAGTGCCCGGAAGGGCATGTGACAAATGAGCTGAGGACGGTAGCGGACCGCGAGCGGGCGCCGGAATGTTACTGTGGGCATATGACCCAGAAGGTGATACTGCACGCACCGCGGGTCTTCGGGGATTATGAAGGATATGAGTCACCGACGAGCGGGAAATGGATCGAAGGCAGGCGGGCCCGGCTCGAGGACCTTAAACGGACCAACTGCCGCCCATACGAGGACGGTGAACGGGCTGAGTTTGAGCGCAGAAGAGCGACTGCTGATCGGGAACTGGACAAGACCGTCGACGAAGTTGTGGATCGTTCGATGGAAGTGCTGACACAACACGACGAGGGCAGCGACGCCCGCCAACAACTGATGAGAGGCTGAGATGGCTGGAGAGACCGAGGGTACGGGCACGGAAGGCATGACCGGGGCAGATGACGGGCTGAGTGTCGAGGAAACGGTCAATGACCTGGCGGAGAGCCTGCATCTGGTAGAGGAGCAGGCGGAGGGAAAGGGAAATGAGCAAGGTGAAGCATCGACTCAAGATGGTGCGGCTCCCCCGGCAGGCACCGAGCAGGAATCGACAGAGGGTGCTGCCCCGGCGGCGGCAGAGCAAGGCGCGGCTCCGGTTGCTCCTCCCACGGCGGACGAGCGAGTACCGGATACTTGGAGGCCAGAGGCTCAAGCGAAGTGGGCCACTGTCGACCCGGTGGTGCGAGCGGAGATTGCGAAGCGTGAGCAGGATGTAGCCCGCTTCGTAGGGGAAGCAACTCCCGCGATCAACATTGCCAAGGCGGTGACGAAGACCTTTGAGCCATACCTGCCAATGCTGCAGCGCTATGGCATCGACCCAATAGTACACATTTCAAGGTTACTGGAGGGGCATACGCTACTGCTCTTCGGGGACCCACAGACTAAAGCTCAAATGGCTCGGAATCTGATCCAAAGTGCCGGGATTGACATCCAAGCGCTTGCATCAGACCCCAACTCCACAGCGCAAGCGAATAACCAACAGCTTGGTTATATCCGCGCGCTGGAGGAGCGTTTGGCCCGCATGGAGACTGGGGTGACTGGCGTTACCTCTACGATCCAGGAAGCGAGAGAAGCCGAACTCTCGCAAGGGATAACGGCCTTTGCAAGTGATACCGAGAACCACCCGTTCTTCTGGGAAGTCGCCAATACTGGTGAGATAAAGGCTCTCATTGATAGTGGCGCAGCTCGGACACTGAGTGACGCATATGAGCTTGCAGTGCTGAAGAATCCAGTCACGCGGGCCAAGCAGCTCGCACTGGATTCCAAGAGGCAGGCCGAGGCGGCAGCAACGGCGAACGCAGCGAAGTCTGCTGCGGCGCGGAAGGCTACGAGCGCGAACGTCAAGTCAAGAGGAAGCGGGCGCCTAGCGCCGGCGGAAGAAACCATCGACGAGACGCTTCGCACTACCTTGAGCGACATTCACGCAAGAGCACCCCACTGAGGACCAAATGGCAAGCCCAAACGCAACCTTCACGGAACTGGTCAGCACGACCTTCCGGCGGCACGGAAAGAAGTTCATCGACAATGTGTCGAAGAACAACGCTTTCCTGGCCTGGATTACTCGGAACAACGAGATCACGACTGTGGCTGGGGGGCTTACGATCGTCAAGCCCCTCGACTACAACAGCAACAGTACCTATCAACGGTACAGCGGGTATGATGTGCTGAACGTGGCGCAGAGCGACGTGCTGACAAGCGCGGAGTACCCGTGGCGCCAGATCGCGATCAACGTCGTCGCCAGCGGCCTGGAAATGCGCATCAACAAGGGCGACACGCAGATCATCGCGCTGGTGAAGTCCCGGATCAAGAACGCGATTCGGACGTTCAAGAACAACTTCAGCGTCGACCTCTACTCCGACGGCACGCTGCCGAATCAGATCACCGGGCTGCAGGCGCTGGTGGCGGACGCCGGGACTGGAACGGTGGGCGGGATCGATAGCGGCACGTGGCCATTCTGGGCGAACACGGTGCAGAGCGCTGCGGCGCCGTTGCAGGGTGGTGGCGCGATCGTGCCAAGTGGGACAACGATGGAGTCGTTAATGCTGCCCCTGTGGCTGCAACAAGTCCGGGGGGACGACAAGCCCAACTTGATCGTCGCGTCGAACGACTACTACACGTTCTACGAGCAGTCGCAGACGAGCATCAAGCGCTATACCGGCGACAACCCACATAACCAGGCGACTGGGGGATTCCTCTCCCTGAAATACAAGTCCGCCGATGTTGTGTTCGACGGCGGGAGTGGGATCCCAGCAGCGCACATGTACTTCCTCAACACGGACTACTTCGATCTGACCGTGCATGAGGATGCGAACATGACGGTGCTGGATCAGGTCCATCCGTTCAACCAAGATGCAGCGGTCATCCCGGTGCTCTGGATGGGCAATACCACGCTGTCCAATCGGCGCCTGCAAGGAGTGCTCAAGGCGTAACATAACGGGGGCCGGATACAGAGCGATATCGTGATCCACAATCCCCGGCCGCTTTAGCGGAACGTATTTCTTAAGGAGCTTGAAATGCCTGGATACGCACCAGTTCATCCCCTTGCAGGAATGGGGCCGGTCACAGATATCATGGTGCCCGACACCACGCAGAAGTTTCAGGCGGGGACGGTGATCGACGCAGTAGATCCGTACTTTGGGTTCGGGCGGTTCGTGTACCTGCAGGCTGGGGCAGCATACGACCCCGGCGTGCTGGTCACAGTTGTGGACCAAACGTTTCTGACGGCAGTGCTCGCGACGACGGCGAACCTGGGGACGAGCTTCTATGTCGTCCGCCAAGTTATGTCGGCGGTCAACGTGTGGGGCTGGTTCCAGTTCGAGGGGATCTGCCCAGTGCGCGTGGACACCGGCGTGGCCGCGGGCGCTGCAATCGGGATCGGCACGACGGCAGGCCGGGCGACCACGAACGCAGCGGGCAAGCAACTGCTCGGCGTGCGCGTGCTGCAGCCGGCGACGTTCACGCTCACGAAGACGGGTACGACTTACAACGGGACCAAGTTCATCGACGTGAGTAACGTGGATGGGCTGTTCAAGGGCCTGGCGGTGAGCGGCACGGGGGTGGCAGCGGGAACGGTTGTTACGCTGGATCCTGGCGGGACGCGCATCGCAGTGAGCGCGAACTCAACAGCCAGTGGCACGGTCACGGTGACGTTTACCTGGACTGGGTACAACATGCTGATGATTCAGAATCCGCTCACGCAAGGGGCTATTACCTAGCCTTCGACGCAGGCGGTAAGTTTCGGGCTGTGAGGGCCAAGGGGCGGCGCCCGAAAGACCGTCCCATAACGAAGGAGTAGATGAGATGAATGATAGAGAGCTGGACAAAGCGATTGCCGAGAGGTCTTATCCGAAGGTGACTAAGGAGGGAATCGAGGCGAAGGTGGAGAGAGTAAGTTACATGGTGCTGCCGGATAGCACTGTGACGATTTGTAACTTGCTGCTGAAGAACGGGTTTAGCGTCAGGGGTGAGTCAGCCTGCGTCGATCCACGGAACTTTAACATGGAGATCGGGCAGCAGCTGGCGTATCGAGACGCCTTCTCGAAGATGTGGCAGCTGGAGGGGTATTTGCTGGCTGAGAAGCGTAACTCTCCGACGTAGGCGGTAAGTCTCTGGCTGCGGAGCGGCGCCATTAAGTCCGCTCCGATTGACTGGGGAATAGAATGAAGCTTAGACGAAACCTGGTGGCTTTGGCGATGGCAGCGCTCGCGGGCAGTGCGCAAGCGAGTTTGTGTGTGCTCGGGACGGTGGATTCGACCTGCACGTTCAGCACGGATACGAGCGGGGGCACGACGCTTTACACGAACCCGAGCAACCTGAGTAACATCGGGTCCGGGGAGATCAATCCGTTCCTGGGCACGCAGGTTGGCGGGAACGGGGGCACGGAGTTTGGGGTCAATACAGACCAGGCGAGTGTGAACCTGCTGCCGCTGGATGACAAGCGGGACAATGCAAATACCTTCACCGAGACGATGAGTCTGGATCAACTCGGCTTCGTGACGATCGGGGGAGTGGATTACTTCGATTTCTTCCTCGATATTAACGAGCCGAACAACGATCCGGCGAGGTTCCTGTCAATTGACAGGCTGGCGATCTTCGGTCAGACCGGTGCAACGCCGGGAGCGGCAGTGGATCTGAACAGCACCAACATCACGTCGCTGGCGGACGTCGATGTGTTTCCGAATCTGGACATCGTCTACAGGTTGGGGATCACCAACAGCTTGATCCTGGACTACAGCCTGTTCGCGGGCAGTGGCCTCGGCTACGACCTCTCGTTATTGATTCCGACTAGCCTGTTCAGCAGTCTCGACCCGAACAGCCGCATCGTGTTCGCCGTGCAGTATGGCGGTGCGGACTTCGCCGGGGCACTGGCGCAGGATGGGTTCGAGGAGTGGGCATTTCTGCCCGGTGCAGGCCCGCGAGCCGTTCCCGAGCCAGGTTCGCTAGCACTGCTTGGTTCTGGCCTGATTGGCTTTGGCTTGATTCGGCGCAAGCGTAGTTGATATTCTCCCCGAGGGGCTCTTACCCTCCCCCTCGGGGACCTTTTTAGGAGCAGGGCATGGAACAAGTGCAACCGTTTATCGGAATTCAGGCTCCACGGATTCCGTTTATTCGCTTTGAGCAGCGGCCGGTGGAAAAGAGGACGGAAACCGGGGAACTGCGGTACGAGGACACGGACTTTGCGCTCATAACGGCGCAAGGAAGCAAGGACACGACGGAGAAGATCTGGAAGGAATGGATTCCCCAGATCAAGCGGGCAGCCGCGGACGGAATGTACCCGCCAGGCTGGATTCCCCGCTTCGAGGAGATGTACAAGATCTGGAAAGAGACGAACGCGGATCCTGTGATGGGGACGCCGGTGAAGAACTGGCCGGCGATCAGTCCCGCGGAGTGCAAGATCCTGCTGTTTGCGGGGGTACGGAGCATCGAAGATCTGGCGGAGGCGAACGAGGAGTGGATGGGCAAGATTGGGATGGGGGCCAGGCGGTTGAAGCAGCTCGCAATTGACTGGATTTCGGCGAACCAGGCCCAGGGACCCCTCGTGGCGCAGTTGGACACCCTGCGGCAGACAGTTGAGGCGCAGGGACAGCAAATTAAGGCCCTGATGGAAGCGAACGCGAGCCTGGCGCGAGAGGCAACGGAGGCCAAGCAAGCGAGCGTGGGCTCGAGGTTTCCAGTCGGCATGCCCTCCCCCGAGGATCGGCTGGCGGACGTTCGGGACAGCAGCAACGCGGATGAGGCTGAAGCCCTCGACGACATACTGAAGAGCTGACATGGCCGAGAAAAACCTTCTCCAGATCGTGCAGGACTTTTGCAAGCGGGTGGGGTTGCCTGTTCCCCCGGTTGCCGCGGGCTCTGGAGACGACACTACGGTGCAGGTTGTAGCCCTCCTGAATGAGGGTATCCAGGAGATCTGTGATAGGTACGCGCTGCAGCAGTTAATGACCCGCTGGAACTTCACCCATGCAAATGGCACAGATTTCCTGGCGCTGGATCTAAAGGCTGGGGCCTCAGACTGGAAGTACAACGCTCCGCTCACGATCTGGAATACGGCGACCCGGCTGCCTCTGCGAGGACCGGCGACTATTCAAGAGTGGCAGCAGATCATCGTGATGACGGTGGCTCCAGCCGTCTACACCTACACCCTATACGGGGATGCGATAAGGATTTATCCGGTTCCGGGAGATATTCCTGGAACTGTCTTCTCCTTTTTCTACCAGTCCAAGTGCGGAGTCACCGACGGATCTGCCCTGTTCGAGACCTACGAAGAGGACAGTTACACCCCCCGGCTCCCTACTTACCTGATTGAGGCGGACCTCAAGTGGCGGTGGAAAAAGGAAAAGGGACTGCCTTATGCTGAGGACTTTCGCACCTGTGAATCCATGCTGGTGGACGCAGTAGGACGGACGCCGAATCCAGTACTGAATCTTGATTCCGGGGATAAACAGTACCTGCCGGGGATCTTCGTGTCGCCAGGTAGCTGGAATCTCTAATGCGGCAGCCTACACAGGACTCCATCCCCCGCGACCGCGGAGGGACTAGCCATGCCACGCATGCCGGCGCTCCCGTTGGAGGACTGAATACCCGCGACTCAGTCGTCCATATGGACGCCCGCGATGCACTGGTGCTGGATAACTGGTTCCCGCAGGCCAGTGAGGTGTGGCAGCGAGGTGGATATACTTCCTTTGCTACGGGCATGACCGGGATTATTAAGGCGCTGGCTAGCTACAACGTACCTAGCGGAGCGGATCAGTTTCTCGCGTTCACCGACGCGGGAGCTTATGATATTACCGCCGGTGGTGCTATCGGCGGGATTATGACGGGAAGTGCCCTCACTAATGGTTATGTTCAGACACTGAACTTCACCAACAGCGCCGGGGATTCATTTCTATGGATCTGTAATGGGGTTGACACGCCCAAGTACTATGATGGAGCAGCATGGACACCTGCGGCAATAACTGGCCTTATTGCTGCTGATATAGTCCAGTCCTGGATATTCAAGCATCGAATCTGGTTCATCGAACAGAATACGATGAACGCCTGGTACCTGCCGATTGACTCAATTCAGGGCGAAGCGACGCAGTACCCGATGGGGAACTTGTTCCGTCGGGGTGGATATCTGGTAGCGGGAACGAACTGGACCCTCGATGGAGGCGATGGACCGGATGATGCGCTGGTGCTGATTACCAGCGAGGGGGAATTAGCCGTGTTTCAAGGCACGGACCCCAATAGCGCATCAGCATGGGCCCTATCTGGAATCTTCTATGTTGGGAAACCCGCCGGTAGGAAGTGCTTCTTCAAGCTCGGGGGAGACGTCGGGCTGATCACGGAAAGTGGTATTTATCCGCTGTCGCGGGCCTTGCAGCTCGGGTCGATGAACTTCGCTGCAGCACTGAGTAACAAGATTCAGCCCAGTGTGTCGGCGGCGGTGGCTATCAGTGGACCATATGCGAAGGGATATGAAGGCTGCGTGTATCCCAAGACAAATGCGCTGATCGTGAACATGCCAAACGTAGCGACTGGTAAGGCTACCCAGTTCGTTATGAACACGATTACCGGCCAGTGGTGTACGTTCTCCGGGTGGAGTGCTACCTGCTTCGAAGTCTTTCAGGGACAGCTATACTTCGGTGATGCCACTGGGGCAGTACAAAAGGCTTGGACAGGGGTAAGCGACGCTGGCGCGGCAATTACTGCTACCGTATATCAAGCCTACCAGTACTTTGGCTCCTCAGCGCGGATGAAGAAGGTAAGGTTACTGCGATTCCTGATGGAATACGATGGTTCGCTGGACATAAAGTGGGCTATCTCCGCGGATTACAGTAACGTAAACATAAACTCCTTTTCCCCAGGTGGGGGAAGCCCCTCCTGTGCGGTTTGGGACGTGTCGGACTGGGATACCAGCTGGTGGTGCCTGGATGTGAACAGGAAAAAGCAGTGGCGAGCAGCCTTTCATACCCCGGGCTACGCATTGAGCC